GCCGGGTGACCGGCACCACTGTGAAGAGCAGGCAGAGCCTACTCCTCGCAGTAGAGTTCTTAGATGAACAAATGTGCGCGTGTCCTAAGCGCGTATGTGGAAGCATCTGAGACTAGACTGCCTGGAGGGGTGAGCCCCTATGGCAGCTTAGAATGGCTGTCCCAAAATTAGTTTCCTAACTTGGGGAGACTAGGTCGTGAGACCTAGTAAAATGTTAACCGTAGCCCTTGCCCGGGGCTACGGGGGAAGCTAGAGTACTCCTCTGGGTGACCAGGGGGGGAACAGAGAGAGGCTCTCCTTCGGGAGATCAATTTCGCTCAGGGTAGCCAAGGCTTCGGTCTTGGAGGTCTGAGGAGCAGGGAAAGCCTGTTCGGTTTAGCCCATGAGGGCGGCCCGGATCAGTTCTAGGTAACCTCCTAGAAGGCTCTCGTTCCTAGTAATAGGATATTTGGGGCACAGGATCCCATTCTAAGTTGGGGTCCTTCGAAGGTGAAAGAGCCTATGGACGAGTTGCCCACCGTAAAAGGTGGGTGGAACTGTCGGAACTACTAGTGATTAAGGGTCCCCCGCGCACTGCGCGGCACGGGAGTGCCTAGGGAGTCATTGGTAGGGAAAGCAGGAAATCCAGGAGCAATCCTGGGGGGCTTGTTTATGCTTGACATCGGTCGAAGCAACCCTAATCGGTAACCACACCGAGAGCGTGCTAACGCGACCTGCGGCCTACCTCTCCGAGGAGAGAGTAGGGAACCGAAGGGTAAAGTGGCCCTTTAAAAGGCTAATAATTAACAATGTTAATCATTATGAGAAACCTATACGCCCTTTACGGGCGCTTGGTGCCTCACACTATGACCTGGTCCTTCTGTGTAAAATCAGAAGTAAAACTAGCGGGACTTCTCTTACGATTAGTCCCGTTAGTCTTTGGGCGATTGAGTAGCTCGATGGTTAAGGTTACCTTTGGATATGCCAAGAACGTAAGACGCATCTACAGGTCCAGTGGACCAAGAGGACTCGCCATATACTTGAAAGCCAGTTATGTGCTGTTGCAGCACGCGGCGGGAGGTATGGTGGATAACAGCCCTTGGGCGCTGGGCGCGAACGTGTCTCGGACTCGTCGCGGGATCCCGCGTCTGATCAACCCCCAACATCGTCGGCTGATTCGTCAGGGCGATGTTCGAATAATTGGGTTTTGGTTGTCTCTCTTTGGGCTCTATCGCGAGATAGAGTTCAGGGGAGCTCTGAAACTCAAGACAATCACGGACCCAGGGAAGGATATCTCTGGTTTCCGTGAGGGTTGGAAGACGTGGGTACCGGACTTCTATCGGCGTCTGCGGCTCACCACCAAGGACGACCTGAAGTTGGATCCTGCTATGAAGCTGGACCCGCGTTCAATTCCATTTATTCGGAAAGCCTCCCCGAACTCGGGGGGGGTGGGCCGCAGTAATGGGGCTCCCGTGGGACGTCGCCGTTTACGGCGCATGTCCTGAGATGAAG